GCCTCTTCGGCCTGCCAAAGTCACCCTGGTGCAGCCGACAGACTTGCCCCAGGATTCGATCAATGGTCTCATCCTTGAGAGTTCATCTAGGTCGCCACCAGCCAGAAAATAATGCAAATTCTTTAGCCTGGGATAGACAATGATCTCTGTCAATACCACTGAGTCCTTGGCTGGCCACAGCTGTAATCTGTGATCCTCGACCATCTCAGCGACATCGTCAAAATTGTGTGTGCCTCCACTGTATTCTAAAGCAGCCTCCACATGGTGGCGCAGTCTTTCCAAATGTTCTTGGTCGCTCATCGCTTACCGGCTGGGATGGCCTCAAGTCTCATCACCCCAATGCGCCAGTCGGCCAAGACCGCACCAGTCACCTTCACATTGACCTGGCGCGCGGCAAACCGGACATCGGTCGGGTTGGCTGCCGTATAGGGTCCAAATGTGGATTGTGTCCCCGTTGGGTAATTGCGGGTTTTGAATGAAACCACCGCCTCACCCAGTGTTTGCTCATCTGGGACAACTTGCCTGACAGACATGATGTTGTCGCCATTGCCCAATTGGACTGGTCCAGACTCGGCATAGACGCTGGCGCTGTCATAAGCAAAACCGACCTCATGCTCATAAATGTAACCATCAGTTGAAACCATCAAAGGATATGTGAACACACCGGCATCAGAGCCAGCAGTTCTGGCCAATGAGCCAATGCTCCAGTGGTTTTCTCGGTAGTTGAAAGTCACATAAGAGTCATTCTCTGTGCTTTGGCTGCTTGGGTAATACCACCAGATTTCACCAAATTGACTGTTATGGACTGCATAGACCTTGGATGCTTGGTTAAAGTTGATATTGCCAAAGACGTAATCCGACACATCACTTGGCAGTGGCTTGACGTAGCCGTCATAAATAAAGAAGCCAGATTTGCTCATCCAAATGGCCGCTGTATCAATAGCCGCCACAGACTGGGCTGAAATAAGACCGCAGCCTGATCCGGCCTTTTCAAAGCCATAGACAAATGGCGCGCCAACATACTGGGCCGTGTGGACATCCACATCTGTAAACAGTAGGTTTACACCTTTGACACGTTTGCCAGCGATCAATGTGCCAGGCGTGGCCAGCTCATAATCGCCTGCAAGGTTGTCGCCTGCCGGTGTCCATAGGGTATTGTTTTCTTGGTCGCACCACTGCACTTTGCGTGGGTTTCCACCAGCACCAAGTGCAAAAAGAATGCGCTCTTGCGTGACCAGTAGCGCCTTGTTGCTCGTTGGCGCGTTGGTAATGGCCGCAGCCAGTGTTGGGGTTGTAAAGCCTAATTGCCACTCATAGAGCTTGCCATCAGAGCTTGAGCAAGCCACCAAATACTCGCCCCAAGTGTCCATGGACCATGTGGTGGCTGGGGTAATTGTTCCAGTATCTGGCCGTGCCGCACCATAGGCAAATGAGCCATAGGTGCTGTAACCATAGCCGGTCTTTGAGACTGCATCTGCAATGCCAGCTGTAAAGCCAGTGGGCGTGATTTCTTTCAGTGTTCCGGCCTCATTCATGGCATACAGTTTTGTATGTGTACCGGCTGCAATGAATCGGTTGGAGCTGTTATCGCGCCAAGTGATAAGCCCTCGGCACTTTCCAGACATTTGCCCAGCAGCTCGTTTTCTCCAGCCACCTACGGGTCGTAAAGTGTTCTCGTACCAGCGAACAAGGTTTGCGTCATACCAGCGGCCTGCTGCCTGGTACTCAGTGCCGTTTCTGTAAATGCCTGGTGGTAATTTGAGTGGTATATACATGGCTATATTGTTGGTAAGTTGGACACAAAACTCATCGTGACGATGGCAGATGGTACAGCGGGGCGTGTTGGGCTTGTGCTTGTCCCAAAATGCTCAATACTTACACCAGTGTTTTCAGTTCTCCACATAATCTCAATGTAATCATTAGCAGCCATTTCAACAAAGAAATTCAATGAAGCAATGATATGGCTTGGATCACCAGCACTTTTTCTTGGAGGAGGATGAAATCTACTGTTTGAGTTTGCGATATTTGTTCCATTTTTACGAAACCAAATATCCACATCTTGACCATCGTTTGTGGTGTTTTTTAGTTGAATGGAAAACTGCAAGTTCCAGATTCCGGCATCGGCCACAGTGATTCTGGACCCACTGGCCATTGTCACACCATTTGAAAAATCTGTGGTGTTAAATGTGACCGCATAGGCCGTGGTGGTGTTAGCAGCTGTTTGGTCGGTTGAGTCTTGAAAAGCCCCATGAGGGGTGTTCATAAACTTGCCGCCTTTTGGTCCAAACAAAGACCCAAGTGTTGTGGTCAGTTTTCTGAAGTAATTGTTTAAAGCACCATAGTTCTCATTAAAGTGCCTGCGCTCATACCCCTCTGGCGGGAAACCCAGACTCGGTATAGATGGTGAATCTAATTGTTGTTTGACATTGGCCATGGGGTAATTATGTCAGGACAGACAGCGCATGGTTGATGTGCTTGATCCGGTCATCGAGACCAATAAACCCGCCATTGATCTTTTTGGTCATGGTCCGATAGTCTTGGCTGTCTGCATACTGGTTGAGCTTGTGAGTGTCCCAAAACCATCCGGCAGTCAGGGCTGCATACTGGGGCGTGGCCACCAGCTCTGGCTGCATGATCAGGTCCACACCTAGCGCTTGGCCAGCGTGGTGGTAGTTTGCAGACCCTGTGAGCTGGATGCACCCGCGGCCTCTGAAACGATACCCATCACCACTGGCCTCATCCCTGTTACCCATTCGGCTGCTGTAGACAGTGTTTGCAATGAGCTTGGGGTTTCTTGCGCAGGCTTGGGCCTTGGCAGCATCAAAGCGCCTTGGCCAGAGCTTTTGCAAAGCCTCGGCTCTGTAATTCAAGTTCTCTTCCAAGATTCTAAAGTTTCCACACTCATGGCCACACTGGCCAATAAAGGCAGCCTGGCGCAGTGGGGTTGAAATGTCAAAGCGCTGGAAAGTCTCATTGAGCGCATCGACCCACTCTGGGCCAATGTGCAGTTGCTGGAGCTGCTGACTATTGACCATTGACAATTCTCCTTACTTCTTCGTAGGCGCTGACGCAGGCGTTGAGCTTGGTGATGGCTTTGTCTCCTTCGGCTGCGAGGTCGATAAGAGTTGCAATAGTCTGTCGCTCAAGTTCGCTTTCATCGGGCTGGCTGGGTTGTGGATTTCCAATGGCAATGGTGGCACTTGGACTGGCTTGTGGACAACTTGGGGCTGGGAGCCGCAGCCGACCAGTCCTAGCAAGCTCATGCATAGCAGACTGTTTTTTCTTGACATCATCTTGGGCCTTTCTGAGTTTCGTTTCCTGGTCAATCAACTTAGTGCCAAGCTCTGCCTCTTTGGCTCTGGCTTCATCATTCTTTTTGGCAATGGCAATCTTCATGTCATTGTCCCTGTCTTCCCAGCCAAAGTGATAGCCACCTCGGTAAGAGCCAAACAAAGCAATGCCGATTGCCAGGGCGATATAGGGTAATGGGATGCCAAACATCAGTCTGTCTCCTGTCTGGCCTGCGCCAGCTGTTCGCGCTCATGGTCATCCTCAAGATGGTCCGGTGGCGTTGTGGGTGGTGGACCAGGGGTCCAAGACTCATCTAGCTCTGGATTGGTCCACTTGGGCATAGCGCCAAATGGCTGGCTTGGGATGCCATTGGTGGTGGCGTTAAAGCCATGATTGTTGCTGTAGCCATACTGGCCGTAGCCTTGCATGGGCTGGCACATTGGCTGCTGGCCCATGGGTGGTGGCTGCTTAGAAGTCATTGCCCGTTTACCGATAACACCGCCAATGCCGCCCACAATCAATAGAACGATATCGTTCAGCATCTTTGTATAAGCCTGGTCAATGGGGGCCATTGATTTGATGGGCTGGGTGACAAAGGTCACTGAGTACAGCAGGGAAATCACGATAAAGAAAAGAATCAGGGTGACAGCAAGGACCACAATGCTCCAGACCCTGACCTCGATCTCTTCAGTTGTTAGGTTTAACTTCGTCAACTTTTTTCTCCAAGATTGGTGCTACCAAGTATTCTGGGCAAGTCTGAGTGAATAGGCATCTAGGTTTCTGGCACTCAGTTGCGTGAAAATTGTCAGGATTCTGGCACTTGTAGCGATACTTTTCTTCGCAGCCAGTCAGCAGTAAAAGAAGCAATAAATATCTCATTTGCCTAATCCTATTCTACCCAGCAGTAAATTAACGATCCGGTCCGATAAGTCATCCGGCAAAAATTTGAGAAAACCTAAAAAATAAAGTGCCACACACCCGTAAACGAATATCTTGAGGCATAGGTCAAAGGTCTTCTGATACTCATTCACCGACCACACCTTCTTGTTGTCTCACAGAATGTCATTAGCTCATTCACACCGACAAAGACCAAAAACAAAACAAAAGCCACACCGCCAATGATCATGGCCAGTTCGTTCATCTCTTGTTCCTTTTCTTTGGCAGCTTTTTCTGCCTTCTTTAATGCACTTATCTCTTTGGCATCTGCAAGGTCCATGTCTGCCTGTCTGGCCTTGATCTTGTTCCAGACATCAATCTTGCCGGTCTGCATGAAAAGCATTTTTAGCTCTTCCTCAAAGGCTCTGGCCTGCTCCAGTGCCATCTCAATCTGCAAGGCCGTTCCCATGTTGGAACCCTTGCCAGACTGCTTGGCTTGAAGCATGGCCTTGGTGGCCGTTGACTTGGCATCGAAAAGTTTGCCAATCATTGGCGCGAGTGAGCCAAGGTCTTGGGCAACACCCGCAGCCTTCTTGACCATGCTGATGGCGCTTTGTATCCCTGCTAGGGCTGTTAGAGGATCGATGGGAATCATTTCTTTTCTACCTTTTTCCATTCAAGGCAAACAACCCTCCGATTGTAGACATCACCAGACCATGTCCACTTGGTGCATCTATATTCGGCAGCAGCTGCTAATAGGACCAGAGCATAGATCATGGCCACATCAAAATGATGACAAAACCGCCCCAAATCACAAAGGCCGTGATGCAGACCGCGGCAATGAGTGCCACGGCCCAGTCTTTCATAGCCCCAGTATCTTCTTTACAAATTCGGCAGCCACCCCTGGTCCAAACAAGACCGCAATGATCACCGCATAGAGAAGATATTCGATCTTTGTCATGCGCTTGTCCCCATCGCGCAGTGACTTGTCTATGTTGTTGTATCTTTCAAGGCAGACAGCTTCATGCACAGATAGCCTCTTGTCAACTTCATCAGCCATGATTAGACAGAAGCGGCTTGCAATGGTGCAAGGTCTTCAGTTGTCCAATAGTCTTTAGCCAACATGATTTTCAAGTGTTCTTTGTTGCGTGATAGACAATCTGTCCAATCAGCATCAGACATATATTCTGGCTTTCCACCATTGATTAGATTGACGCTATCCATTGCGGCAGAGTAGTGCTGTGCAATTTGTTCGGGTGTTTGGTTTTCCATGATTAGTTTCCTTCAAGTTGTTTAACACGGGCAGACAATTCTTTGACTGCGTTAATTAAGTACCAAGTCAAATTATCTGCATCAACAGTCATTACACCAGTAGATTCAGTTTTTACGCACTCAGGCAAGATTTGTTTAAGTTCTTGAGCAATAACACCAAGTTGAACACCAGACTTTTGAATTGCATCAGTTGGCTTGAGTTCGGCATCAACTTCATCGGGCAAACGATACTCAAAGTTGCGTACACGAATAGAGTTGATTGCACTTAAGCCAACTGTATTGTCAACAATGTTTTTCTTAAGGCGTTGGTCTGATGTGGTTGACCATGAAGATGAGTTATTACCTTGATAAACACCACCACTATTAGGATTTATAAAGCCAGTTGAATTGCCCTTGCTTGTGCTATTCGCACCGACAACAATCGAATGCTGTTCTGCCGCTGCTGCCGCTGCTGCATTAGTTCCAACATAGATATTGTTAAAGCCAGTTGTTAAAGCTGTGCCTGTATATCCAGCACCAGTTCCTATAATAGTATTAGAACCGCCAGTTGTTGCACTTCTTCCAGCATTTTGGCCTACAAAAACCGATGATTCGCCAGTTGTAGTTCCAAAAGCTGCACCTGAACCCACAGCGGTGTTATAACTGCCAGTGGTGTTTGTAGTAAGCGCACCTGTTCCAACTGCTACATTTTGAAATCCTGTCGTGTTAAATCTTAGTGCAGCTTGTACAGTTGTTGCGCTGTCATAACCTCCAAGGGCAGTATTTGCATAGCCTGTAGTGTTAGCAGCAAGAGCACCCGCACCGACAGCAGTTACCCCACCCGTTGTATTGGCAAATCCTGCAGAGTATCCAAGTGCGGTGTTGTATGAAGTTGTTGTGTTTGTATAAAGTGCTTGATAGCCTAAAGCCGTGTTGTAAGATGCTGTGGTGTTGCTTTCAAGGGCTTGATTTCCAACGGCAACATTATAATCACCAGTTGTATTTCCAAATAAGGCAGTTCTTCCAATAGCAACATTGGCTGAACCTGTAGTGTTGGAATATAAAGCCTGTCGCCCAACCACTGTCAATCCTTCTCCAGTTGTGTTGCTAAGCCCCGCTTGAGAACCTACAGCAGTATTGCTAGATGCGGTGGTGTTTGCCGTTAAAGCGTTATATCCCAATGCGGTATTTGAAAAGCCACTGGAGTTTGTGGTAAGGGCATCAACGCCAACAGCAGTTGCTTGAACTCCAGTAGTTGAAGCACCAGCACCATAGCCATAAGCAGTCAGGAAAGGTGTTCCACCACTTGTCGTTTGCTTGCCATACACAGTACCAAGCGCAGTAGGCGTAGCGGCATCAACACTAGCAGTATTTGCAATCGTAATTGAGCCAGTGCCATTGGTAATGCTAATTCCTGTTCCAGCAGTCAGTGTCGCCTTGGTCAGCGTGTTGCCTGTGGTGTTACCAATAAGCAATTGACCATTGGTAAACGATGATTGACCAGTACCTCCCTTTGCGACCTTCAGCACTGGGCCTGCATCAAACAATGCGTCAATGCTGTCCAAATCTGTATTGATCTTTGTTCCCCAGCTGTCGGTGGATGCACCGACTTCTGGTTTTGTCAGTAATAGATTTGTTGTGGTTGTATCAGCCATTTTTCACCTCATGCGGCAATTTGCCAAGTTTCGCTATTATCCGCAATTGCAGCCCAAGATTCACTGCTGTCAGAGATTGCGGTCCATGTTTCTGATGTGTCTGTGATCGGTGTCCAAGTCTCTGAATTGTCAGAAATTGCATTCCAAGTTTCTGCCGTGTCAGACTCAGGGACCCATTTTAGATTGCCAGCGACAGTCATAGATGACTGGCAAGTGAAATTGATTGCACCAGTTTGTGTGCGAGTGCTATTGACAGTCATTTCAGACTGGGCCGCCATCAGCACTGACGCGCCTAGCACCACCTTGGTGGCCACAGTCATTGTGGCAAAGTCTTCAATCAGGATTTGAATCAGTGGGACCCTGATGGCCGCCACAGACATGGTGCTTTCATCGACTGAGGCAAATGCCCCAATGGCCACCCTAGTGGCTGCAAAGCTGGCGCTTGATGTGGCTGCAAAGGTTGAGGCTGCCACCGCATAGCGCAAAGCGCTGATTGACATTGTGCTGGCGCTTGAGGCCGTGGCCGATGCATTGGCCACCCTTTGCGCAGCAGCTGTTGCACTGCTAGATGCTGAAACCGAGAAAGATGCCGTCTTGACCACGTTGGCCGAGACAGTCTCTGTGCTAGAAGCTGAAACAGAAAACGCACCTATACAGATGCGTCTTGCGTCAAATGCAGCCGTGCTGGTGGCCGCGAAAGTAACCGCCCCAAGGCTTACGCCATAGGAATAATTCCCTTGTCCGTATGGGCCAGAGCCGTATGCTGCCATGTCATGTCAATGTGACATCAAGGTCGCCAGCTGGAATGCGCAGCACATCGC